GGGGACATCAGCAGCCCGTGCGGCGCGGACAGCGCGCGCGTCGACGCGTCCAGCCCCGGCCCCCGGCTCCGGTCCTGCTGCAACGCGCAGCCAGCCTTCAAGCAGGAACGCGGCATCATCTGGGCCGACGTCTCTCGCCAGCCCCTCTGCACCACGGCGGAATATCTCGTCCTGCGACAGCCCTCTTCGCTGAAGTATGTCGGCCGCCCGCATAACCTTGACAGCGCTCACCTGTTGGCCGAAGGGGATATCGACCTGTCCAGCACGAATCGCCTGAACCGTTTCCGGCTTCACACTGTGCATCTCCCGTGAGAGCACTCCAATCAGGAACTCCGTCGAATCGTCATCTTGGAACTGTAAAGCTGACCGAAAGGCGTCAAGCTCATCAGCGCTCTGCGGAAGCGGATTACTCGGGTCACGAATACCCGTCAGCCGGTTGTACTCCTCTGGCGTCAGGCTGGCATCAATCCGGTTTCTCGTAGCATCCGCGGCTCGAAGCTGTGCAGGGGAAGCGAACATGCTGTCAGAGATACGAATAGCACGGTTGTACTCAGCGGCCCTCTCCGCGCCGAGCACTTCAATGTCGATATTTTTCTCGAACTCTCGGAAGCGCTGAAGTGTCGCATCAAACTCTTCCGGCGTCATATCTATCGGGTGTTTGGTTATTGGCCCACTGGGAGTTGGCCGCCGCCCCGGCAGTCCTACGCCGCGCGCAGCCTCAGTAGCGGGCCGCGTAAGGGCGGTGGGGTCATCGAGGACTTCCAAGCCTCTTCTGCGAATCTCTAACGTCAAGGCGTTCTTATCACGGAGAGCTGCGAAGAGAGGCTGCCCCCCACCGAATCTTAGTTTGACAATCTCAGTTATTCGATTTAACGCCACTTGGAGTTCGTTATCCGAGAGACGAGAAAGGGTTGTGGTGTCCCATCTACCAAGCGTTTCAACTACATAATCAGGGTCGAGAATACTTGTCGCTGTATATTCATCCGTCTCAAGAAGTTTGCTGGAGGAGCCGTCTGGAAATGCTTTTCCATCAGGGAGCTCTATTCTCATTGCGCCCTGCTCACTCCGAGCCGTAACCGTTACTTCAATGGGATTGCCCTTAGGGTCGAACACTATTGCATTCTCACCCACAGGAACATCAGCGGCTCTGCGCCCAGCAGCCTCCGGGACACCCCCCGGCAGCCCCATGACACCCCGTTGCGACGCAGGCGTGAGCGCAGGCTCGACAAACTGGCCCACAGCCGCACCAGCCCGTTGAACTTGTCGTCCTGCGGCCCCACCGGCGGCCCCAGTGGCTGCCCTGACTGCTCCAGCTCCTCGTACAACAGTTTTAGCGGCACCTAGCGGAGTAATATTGAACGGGTTAAGCAGTTCCGACCCGAGTTCTCCGAGACCGAGAGTCCACAACGCCTCGCCCGGTTCATGAATACCGGGAATACCGGGAATAATAGATACCTGAGGGAAGTAGGAACTCGTTCGCTGCAGCGCGCGCGTCTCGAACGTCTGAGGGTCTATCTCTCCCAACCTGGGGCCGAGTGCCCGTTCTTCTTCAAGGGCTTGGCGAAACTCAGACGGACCCATGCCGGACTTTGCGAGAAGGCTAGCCCATGTATCCTGACCCGCCGCATGGATGAACTCCCCCAGCCTTCCCAGCCTGTACATAAAAGGCGCACCCTGTTGTTCCTCAACGGAGGGAATCCCGACCTGCCCCTCTACTGGAGGAGGAGTCGGCGCAGTTCTGAGTGCGTAAAAGTCTTCAAGCTCCTCCGTGCTGGCCCAGGTGGGAGGCGTAAGGCCACTCTCCAGGTACTTCTGCGTAATCAGGCGTCGCCGCTCTAAGTCCATCGGGCTGGGAGTCGCCAGCAGCCCCATGTCTTGTGGAATTGGCTCTGGCCGGGCTACGGGAGTTGTAATAAGAGGAGTCTCTATTCCGAGTTGACCTGGCTGGGCTACGGGGGTCGTCCGCGGCCCTGCGCCGGTAACCTGGCCTAAGCTGGCGCTCTGCTCTTCAAAGGCAGCGGCTGCCTGCGTTATGAAGTCAGAAAAGAGGCGCGGGTTGGCAACGCGCACCTGTGGCCCGAAAGTCTGCTGTGCGAGCCTATTCAGGCGGTCAATCTCGCCTGCCTGATTGACCATTTAGCTCGGGAAGTTGAATAGCGTCGGCGTTACGAGCGGCGTAGTGCGCCCTGCTGAAAGCGACGGCATCCGCAACAGTTGGCGCTGCGGGTCGAACTGCTGCTCTAGGAAGCCGCGGAACGTCGGTGTCTGCTCGCCTTCACGTATCCGTTGGCCATACTGGCCAAGGAAGCGGTTGAAGGTGGGCGCAAACTGTGCCGAAAGAGCCTGGCGCTGCTTGCCGAAGAGGTCCTGCGGCAGTAACGACTCAAAGATGAGCCGTCTACCAAACTCATCTTGCTCGAAGAGATTGAATGCCTCGGGCCACTCCGGCATCGGCTACATTCCAAGGCCGAGAAGTCTGTTTGCGAAGGGGGCGAATCTCGCTGCACCACCCGTGGGCTGCGCCATATACTGCTGCCCAATCTCCCCGGCACCCGGAAGCAACGCTGGGGCAAATGTTCCGTACCGTTGACGGGCTGCCATGAGAGCCAGATTTGCTGCCCGAATCGCCTCATCTGTTATTGATGGCGTGAGCCACGGCTGCTGTACCGCAGACGGAGCCTCTCCCGCCAGCTCTCGCGACCGGTCAAGCATCGTCTGGAACACGCTGCTCGCTGCGCCTGGCAGGGCTGAAAACGGCGTTTCACGCGCGAATGTCTGCATCGTCTGGTGAGGACTGAGGAGCGGTGCGACGTCCAAACCCCCTTCCGGGCCAGCGCCAGAGACCGGGGTCTCAAATGCCCTCTGGCCCATTGCCGTAGCCCTGTATCCGGGGAACTGGCTGGCGAGGAACCGGGAGAACGGACTACCCCCGCTTACCGGCGTACCTCTTTCCTGCAGCCCTCGCCTGAAACCAGAGATGTACGACGTTTCCTCTTCGGGTGCTATGGGACCAGTGGGCAGGATGCCAGGCCCCTCTCCGACGACAAGCCCCGGTGCGGTGCCTGCTATGGTTGCGCCTTCTGGGAGGCTTTCGGGTCCTGAGAGGAGGTTTACGGTGTCCACAGACGAGCCGCCCCAGAAAGCATTGGGCATCCCAAACGCAGCAGATTGCGCATCGCCCTGACGACCCGCGGGAATGGTGAAATATAACGTCCTGCCGTCCTTCAGCTTTACTTCAAGAACCATCTTTTACGCTCCCAACTCCAGTCCTATCTCAGCCAGTCTCGCCTCGATGTCCTCGCGTTCTGCTGCGCCACGCGTGTTCGAGCCAGCCGTCGGCGACGGCGCGTTGCCGGTGCCGCGCAACTCTGCCACGCCCATACCACCTGCCGCTGGATTCCCAAGTATACCTGCAGAGCCATTCGGGCTAGCGCCACCGCCAGCACCTGCGGCGCTGCCGTTCGTCTCGGTGCCCGGCGGTGCGACGACGCCCTGTGCGGCCTGCATCAGTTGCGCGACGCCGGACTGTATCTGGACGGTGTGCATGAGCGCCGCCAGTTGAAGCTGGTCGAAGGTGATGGCGATGAGTTGCTCGTCGCCGGTGCGCTGCGCTGCCTCGAACTGTGCCAGTGCAAGGGCAACGGGAGACGAGTTACGTGCCAGCGACTCCATGTTCTGGGAGTGAATCGTATCTGACGACTGCATCTTGAGTATTCGCTCGCGCACGAACTGCGCAGAGCCGAGAGTTTCGTTCGTCCCCGGAATCGGCTGCATGTAGAACTGTGCCTGCTGCAGCCGCTGCACGTCGTCCTCGGGAAGCGTCAGCGCCATCTCGATTTCGAGGTTGTCGTGGCCCTGAATCTCCTCGGCCATGATTGCGCGGCTGAACGGCACGTTATCGAAGCGGCGGCCTGCAACGGCAATCGGGGCGAAAGCGCCCGTCTCGAACTGGCCGACCATCACCTCGAAAGCGCCCTCAATCACCATCTCGATGGCCCCCATGCGCGGGAGCACCTTGTGTTCAAGGTTGGAGCCTAGTTGCCTGAGAGCGACTGCCGAGAGGGGCTTGTCGAGGATGCCGAACGCCTGTGGCGGCAGCGAGCCTGTGATTTCATCCTGTGCCAGGAGTTGCAGCAGGACCGAGCCTGCTCGCTGCAGGTCGGGCTGCTCCATGAGGCCCACCGCCTCCTGGTTGGCGGTAGACAGCGGGATTTCGGAGCCTTTCTCGTTGGCCGAGTCGCCCAGCTCCGTTGTGCCGTCGAGTGATGAGACCAGTTTCTGGGGGTCGGAAGCCTTGCCCATCAGGTCCATGAGATAGCTTGCCGAGCGCTCAATCTTGTCCCAGACCGTGCGGTTCTCGGCGAATATCGACTCGGCGAAGGCTTCCTTCATATTCGTCCCGTCGTGCCGGTCGGTCGGTCCCCGCAGCGGCACCTCGTCGGCGGGCACGGCGATTACGGGGAAGTGCAGGCAGAAGATGCGTGTCTCCATCTGTGCCCACTGGTCGTCGATGAGCACGCCCCGCAGGTAGACCCACGGATGGGAGTCAAACGGGTCTTGCGAGGAGGCGTCGAAATCGGGGTTCTCCGCGCGCCGGTAGTAGTCGTAGACGGCCTCTCCGGGATGCGTGGCGTCGTCGCGGTCGTCCTCTTCTGCGAACCTGAAGCGCGGGTATCGCTCGCGAATCAGGTTGCGTCGCTGGTGGGTGCGGTAGGCGCACCACAGCGGCTCGTCCTCGCCCTTCAGAATCACGAGGTGGCGCGGGTCGAACGGCTGCATGTCCTCGAACGTCTCGCCGTTCGGCTTCTTTCTCAGGAAGGCGCGCATCGCCACCCAGCCGCCCATGATTGTTGCGTGGGCTGCGAGTGCTCCCTGGATGGACCGCTCGTTGCGCCGCCTGCGCCTGCGGTTGGCGTTGGCCCACATGCCGACCACGAGGTCTTCGAGTGCGTCGTTGACCTCCCGCTTGCCGCCCTGCATCTGCTTGGCGTCGGGGACGCGGAAGGACGGGATGACGCCGTTCAGGAAGGCGATTACCTTCTGTGCGAGGACGCGTGGCCGGTTGGTCGTAATGGCATCCTCGGAGGCGATGCCCTCTGCGGGGTCTGGCTCGAACTCTTCGAGGTTCCAGAGCGCCCAGTCGTCGTCCATCCGGTCGTGGAGCGCCTTCTCGGCAACGAACTCCTCCTCGATTTCACCGAAGATACGAGCGGCGCGCTCGCGCTCGCGCTGCGTGAGACGGCGCGGCTTCTCGGGTGCTCGGAGCACGGGCTGCTCGGGTGCTCGCAGCACAGGCTGCTCGGTTGTCACGGGCTGAAAGACTCCACCCGGAACTGCTGGCCGCACTCGAAGCAGACGGCCACGCTGGCATAAAGGCGCTTGAGCGGGGCGGCGTGTGAGCACGCCGAGGAGTTAGCGTCGCCGCCCGCGCTCAAGTCTGCGCCCTGAGACTTTCCGCCGGGAGCGGAATTAGCACCGTCAGTCTCCGGTTCGGTGAGGGTATCGAACGGGAACTCCGTGCCCTCGACCGGCTGGAACGGTACTGAAATCGCCCGTTCGGCAGCCGTGAGTGGCTGGATATCGTAGCGCATCTCCGGTGGTCTCAGGTGCTTCGGCGTGCTGGCGTAATAGCCCTCGTTCGTCGCCTTCAAGAGGGCTTCCCAGTCATGGCCGCCTGCGTCCATCGGCCACGGGTCTGAGAAGTGGAACTTGCTCATGCGTACACCCTGCGGTCTCTTCGCCGCTTTACCTTGATGCGCCTGCGCTCCTGGTTAGCCGTAGCATACCCGAACTGGTTCACAAACAGATACGTGAGAGCCTTTATGCCGTCGCAGTATTCGTCACGCGGGTTGCCGCCGACAACCGAGCCTGAGCGGTCTTTCTGCCACGAGTAGACGTGAATCTGGCCGTCAAACGGATTGGTTGCGCCGCCAAGCTCAGATATTACACCCCTGCATTTCGGGTCGAAGACAAGGTACGGCTCGCCGCAGGCTGCACAGACCGACAGCATGGAGTCGAAGCGGTCGATTCCCGGCCGGATGTTCACCTTCTGGTTGAGCAGGACCAGTCCGGTCTTCTTGAGCCAGACCTCGACGTTGGACTCCATTGCGCCTGCGTGTGCGACGCCTGCAACGTCCACGACGGCGGTCTTGAGCTTCGATTTCCACCACGTCTGCTGCACCGTCATGTCGCAAATCTGCTCGGCAGTCATCTCCTTCTCGAATATCTCGTGAGTCACCCAGAAGTGGTGGTTCAGGCACGGCACTGGCCGTCGCTGCGCCACTTCCACGGCGTAAGTCGAGCTTCTGCCGCTGTAGCCGGGGTCGATTCCGATATAAACCGGCTCTTCCGGGTCGTACTCCGTCATCTGCACGTGGACGGTCGGGTCAAAGGCATGATGGACGCGGCCCGTGGGCGGTGCAGGAATGGCAAGCACCCGCTCCTTGTAGGCGGTTTCCGAAATCGACGCTGCGATTTCCAGTATCGCCGGGTCGTTCGCGCCACCCTGGTAGGCAAAGATGTTGGAAAACGACGGCATCGAGAAGGAGGCAACGTTCTCCGCCTCCTGCACCGCCGGGGACTTCCATTTCGTAAGAAGCGTCGGATACCAGCCAAGCGACCCCTCCAGTGTTCCACTCAGGAGAATTGCGCCGTAACCGGGGAACATGGAACGCGCACGCCCAACCCTCGAACGGAGCCTCTCGTAGGCATCCGGCGACACCAGCGCCGCCTCGCAGACCATCACGACCACGGGAGACTCTGCCCTGAGCGACTGCGTGGAGTCAGACGAACGGGTCTTCACGATGAAGTCCCCACCCGGAACCCTCACCGTAATCTCGCCAGGGTCAACACGCTTGCTGGCACGCACCTTGAAAGGAGTCGTCCTCAGCCAGTCACGAAGATTCCC